CCCACGCGCGGGTGAGCTCCCGGTCGGCGTCGTCTGCCTCTGCGCCGATCGTGCGGCGTAGGCGGCTGGACAGGCGCAGGGTGGTGCGGGTGACCGGCACCGTCACCCCCTACGCCGCGGGTGGTTCCTCGTCGTCGACGTCGCCCATGGGTCCTGGCCCGGCGTCGGCCGGGTCACCACCTGAGCGGGCCAGATCAGCTGCCTGTTGGCCTGGGCTGAGAGCGGTTCGAGGCCACCTGAACTCGCCGGTCACGTCGTCTATGGCAGCTTCGACGAGCTCGTCGACGTCACGCACCCCGAGTGCGATCAGCAGCAGCCGCAGCACCTCCTGCGGCGGCATGACCCCGGTGGAGTGGGCATCGACGATCGCACGTACAGCGCTCGCCTGGTCGACGTCGTCCAAATCGGGCCACACGAAGTCGATGACCGTGCTGGTGTTGCCGGCGAGTTCGACCACTTCACGGTCGTAGTACGGGTCGCGGCGGATGGTGCCCCGCAGTGGGCCTTGTGGGGCGCGCACCGCCTCGGTGATGACGTACTGGAGGATCCGTTTGAATGCGGACTCCCACACCATTCGGCGCTGCTCCATGACCAGCTCGGTCGGCTGGTCCAATGTTTCGGCGGTGGCGCGTGCCCCGGTGGTGCCCGGGTCACCCAGCAGCATGGTGACGGGCACGCCGAGGGCGGCGGCGACCATCGCAGCCAGGGGCCGGCCCGACTCGGAGTCGATCGTCGCCCCAGACTTTGGGACGGCCTCGAGGGTGGTGTCTAGTGGGGTGACTGCTGTAGCGCCGACATCGTGCGCCCTGCCGGTGACAGGATCCAGCGGCGGGCGAGCAGCCAGCGCCTCCCTCGCCTGCCGGCGCGCAGCACCCTTCGAGGTGAGCCGCCACGCGAACTTGGACAAACTCTTGATGAGAGTCGCCCAGTCCTCGAGGAAAACCTTGTACGCCCTGGCCCAGTCGATCGCCGCGTACGCGTCAGGGATACCACGCTGCCAGCCACGCGGCCTGTTAACCGCTAGGTGCAAGACCGGGGCGTCCCACCGGATCTCCACGTCGCCGAGCCGGCGAGGCCGGGTACGAGGCCGGTAGTCAACCGACGGGTACAGCACCGCGCGTGGCCGGTGGATCCGCTGCCCCGACGAGTCGTACGACACCTCGGTCCACTGTCGCCGGTAGTACCACGGCTCCGAGCAGTCATCGGGATTGGTGATGATCTCGACGATCTCGTCCGGGCTGATGGTGCGTACCTGCACGCTGCCGGTCAGCGGCCGGGTCCACAAGGCGATGAAGATCTCCCCCTCGGTGCCGAGGGCGTGCTCCAGCTGGTCGATCGCCTCGGCTGAGGTGAGCGCCCGCTGGTTGCCCGGGTCACCCAAGAACGAGTTGATGACCGCTTGGACGTCCTGCTCGCCGCGGCGTTTCCCCTGCGCGCGAGCGGTGATCTCCACACCCTGCCCGTGCACGTAGGCTGATCGGAGCGCCAGACCACGGGCGATGAGCGGGTTTTTCAGCGCGTACAGGCGGCAGATCGCCCGCAGCTGCCGCAGCCCGTCGATCGAAAACTCGACGTCGGCGATCTGGGTCAACCTGACCCAGCCGGGGTCGTACAGTGCCCGCTCCAGGTCTGCCACCGACTCGGCCAGGAACGCTGCCTGCTCCCGCTCGGCGGCGAGTTCCCGACGCAGCGGGGCTACCAGCCGGGACCTGATGGCCTCGGTGACGCGGGCCAGCACACCCACCGCGTCACCTCCTAGTACTAGTAGAGGCTGATCGGAGACGACACGTCATCGCCCAGCAGATCGTCGACGTCTACGATCTGGGCGTCGAGCAGCGGGTTGATCAACAGCCGGTTGAGCGCCTGGGACATGGCGTCCACCTGGTCGTCGTGGGATCCTGCCGGGAATCCGGCGGCCTCGGCGACGAACCCGTCCACCCACGGGGCGATTTCGGGGGCGGGCAGCCACACGTCCCCAGCCTCCACAAACGGTGACACGGCGGCGGCGCGGGCGACCTTCGACCCCTCCGGCTCCACAGGGATCAACCCCGGCACCCGACGTCTGAGGAGGTTGATCACGGCGGGGCCGTTGGCCTTGTCCTCCACGAGTTTCGCGGCGGATTGCGGCCACCGGGCGGCGAGCATCCTCACCGCCTGAACAGTGTCGACAAACGACATGCGCCCGTGGACTTGGTCCAGCAGGTAGACCTGTGTGCCACGGCGTCCCCATACCTGGCCACACACATAGTCGGCGCCGTCGGTGCCCTTGAACGCCATGTCCCAACTCGTGACCAGCTCATCGAACGAGTGGGCAATCCTAGACCCGTTAGGTCGTTCGACCCACTGTGGTTGGGTGTAGTACCGCCACCACGAACGCTGAAACACCGACCCCTCAGGCGGTGTCGGCGACCCCTGGTACAGGGCCTGCCAAGCGCGGGCGCCAACATCGTGGCGGATGTCGTCCCAGTCGCAGCACGCCCAGTCGGGGTGTTTGCGGCACGACCCGGCCGGGCGCGGCACGTGCCGGCCACGAGTAGACACCAGGTACTCGCCCGGTTGGCGGCCCAGCGGGTCGGTCTCGCCCTGCTCCGGCCGGTGATCGGCCTGAGCTGGCAGATTAATGACCGTCCACGAGTCCTCGTCATACCGCAGCAGCCGGCCGGCGAGGTCGTCCTCATGCCAGCGGGTCATGATGACGACCACCGGCGCGTCCGGACCCAGCCGGGTACGCGCGGTCTCAGTCCACCAGTCCCACGCCGCGTTCCGGAACGTTGCCGAGTCGACCTCTTTACGGCCCTTATGCGGGTCGTCGATGATCATCAGGTCGGCGGGGCGGCCGGTGAGCGCACCGCCGATACCCGTGCAGAACACCCCACCCGTGTGCCCGTCGAGCTGCCACTCGTGGGCGGCCGAGGTGTCNGACCGCACCCGCAGGCCGAGCGTGTCGGCGTGGGTGAGGAGGTCGTTACGGATGTCGCGGCCCCAACGTCGGGCCACCCCGTGCTCGTACGAGGCGATGACGATCCGAAGCTCCGGGTTGCGGGTGAGCATCCACAGTGGAAACCGGCGGGACACCCGCTGGGATTTGCCCTCTTGCGGAGGCATAGAGATGATCAGCCGTTTCAGCCGGCCCTCGGCCACGTCCACCAACGCCCGGTCGATCAGGTCAAGGGCGGGGGTTTGGACGGTGCGCGGATCGAGTGCCTTGGCGAGCGCCCCTGGCGTAGGCCACGCCGTGGCCCGGGGCTCGAAAAGCCTGGCTGCGGCCTCCCACGGCGACAGGACTGGAGCGGTCATCGCAACACCTGGCCGAAAGTGCGAGTATCGNCGCGGACCGCGAAGCTAACCCCGGGTCGGCCGAAAGTACTAGGCGGCGACGGCGGCTACGGCCCGCAAATGGCGGGGCACCACCTCAGGCACCCGCGCCTGCTGCTCCGGTGAAAGCGNCAAGTCGGCGAGAATCCGGCGNATCACATCCGCCAACAGGGCACCCTGCTGCTCGGCGATCCGCACCTTCCGCTCCTCGATACCAGCAGCGATCGCGGCCTTCGTCACCGCCACCAGGTGGCGGCGTTCTTCCTGCCACAGCCGCACCCACGCATGCGCCTGCGCCGAAAACGTGGTGTCGGTACCGGGGAACTCGCCAGCCTGACGCTCCACCTGCTCGGTACGCCCCCAGATCACCTCGTCCGNGGTGAGCGCCTGCACCTGCTGGTGNAGCCAGTCCACCGCACCGGCGGTGCGGTACACCTCCTCGAGCAGGGCGTCGCGAGGATCGACCGTGCGGGGCAGCCCGAACGTTTGCACCGCGCGGGCTGCGATGTCCCGCTGTGCTTTGACGACGTGGTTGCGGGTGTTGCCGCCGTGCAATTTGCACCGGCCGATGCCGGGATGTTCCGTGCCCCAACCTGCGGGGCGGGTGCATGGGCTGCCGCTGCCGCCGCGACGAGCAGCGCCACATTTCGGCTTATCACGACCTTGATCACTGGGTGGGGTTGTCAAGACCTCCACCC